AAAAGTCGTTATTGTCTTCGTAGAGCTCGGGCAAGATATGCGTCAGCGGCTTATTTACGATATGAATCAACTGCGGTCCTTTCAACAATTGGCGGTATTCCTGAATGGTTAAATTGCCGTAATATTTATCGAGCAAATAGTACGGGTTTGGCGCGGGTTTAATTCCGCGACCGTTAGGGTTGCCGTATAATAACTGGATAAGATGAAGCCGCTCGAATTTGGTCGATGTATCAATCGGCTCTTTCAATAAAAACGCCACCGCGCATTCCGCGCTACAGAAACATCCGTATACCTGGAAGATGTCATTAACAATCATCACCGGGATATAATACGTTTGGGCTTCGAAATCACAGGTGTCCCAAAAACACGCGGATTTGTGGTTGATTTTCGATTGAAGTGACTCGCCATTATGGAACGAATACTTCAGTCGGTTTATCTTTTTCATGATTTCTTTGCTGTTACGCTCTTGAATAATATTGATATTACGCGTCATGACCGATGCGTTTGTGGCTGGTGCTACGGATACGCCGTTGCCGTTGCCGTTGCCGCCGCCGATGGATGCGTTTGTGGCTGGTGCTGCGGCGCTGATGCTGCTGCTGCTGCTGCTGCTGCTGCTGCTGCTGTCGCGTTTCGGTTCAAAACTGTTATTTTGATAGTCGTCATTGGTGTATTCACATTGATTCTCATTGTCGTCGTCTTCCTTATTCAAGTTCCCGATATCACTACTATGTATGCTAGTGTTTGATATATTATACGATTCGACTTCTTCAATCGCTGGCGTATACCCGTAATTGGAAATCGAGTCATTGGTTTTCAGGTCCGACATATGACACTTCAGATGGAGAATAATATTGGGGACTTCAGTGATATCGGATAAATTCGAAGACGTATTCGACATAAGGCCCGCTTTCGGTTTGCGGCCGCGCTTTTTGTTGATTTGGTTTTTATGGATTTGGTTCGGTGTGACTAGGTCATCGGCGTCTTCGGGTGAGAGTCCATCGTTTGCTTGCGACGACGACGACGACGACGTGCCCGCCCTCGGGTCGATATTGTGCTTCACGATATAATTATGCTCGGTTTGCTTCAAAATCACAATATTTGGGAATGTCGGTGCGTGTTCGGTTTCGGGTTCTTGCGTGGGCGGTGCGGGTGCTTGTTTTTTTTTCTTCGGGACGGGCGCGGGTTCGACGACGGTAGGCTCGACGGCGGGCTCGACGGCGGGCTCGACGGTAGGCTCGACGGCGGGCTCTACCGGTACTGCCTTTTTCGATTTATTACGCGAAGCAGAAGGCATTATAGAAAAAATACAGCGAGCGACGAGCGACGAGCGACGACAGTTTGTCATAATATATGTAATTAAGTTTAAACCCTTTTGTTATGGGTCGTCGTCATTATGCAAATACGAAGAAAAATAATTTCTATATTTATAGTAAGAGTAAAATGGTTTTGTATAGTTCATATTTACTCGGGATTATATTTGGGATAATAATTGTTTATGCTATTATGAAAGAAAGAGAAGAATTAGGATGTTATCGTTTTAGTATTGGTCGTCAATGCATAGATGAGGAAAGTGTTTATATAAAAAATACAAAGGCCGAACCTGGGGATACTTGTAACGTATTATATGAAAGAATGGAATCAATAATGAGTTATAATGAAAAATCAGTAGTATGGAGGAGATGTATAATTATAGCAACAATCATCGCAATTTTTATATACATCGTTTACAGTATAAACTATAAACTTGATAAAATTACACATTACGGAGTTCTATTTTTACTAATATTTGCTTTACTATATTTTTACCATAATTATATACACTACCATCATTTTCGATTATTGAAAAAAAATGGTATTGAAAACCTAAAGTTAATAAGAGAGAAATGTAAATAATTACTTAAAGAACGGTGTATAGTCTATATTTGGGAAGGAAATGGAACTGCCGCCGCCGCCCGCACCGCCGCCTCCCTGTCATAACACTTCCGACACAGCGGAATATAATTCGACGACCCGATAACCACCTGGTCCATTTCACGGGTCGTCCTGAAACTGAAGATGCCTGGAGTCCCATCGCGGCAAATGCTACAAAGCGACTTCAGCTTGACGACCTCGTCGCAGAAGGGGATGAGCTGAAGAAGCCTGCCGATGGGTTTTCTCTCGAAGTCGCCGTCTAGACCGCAGATATAAACGCGCTTATGTGATTGCTCTACTAGGACGCGGACCTGTTCCTCGATATCCGGGAAGAACTGGCCTTCATTGATGAGGATGGTTTCCGCGGTGGTGATGAGTTCGAGATTGTTGCTGATTGCGTCATATAATGTATTCGCTAAAATACAGGGTATCATCTGTTTGTCGTGGGTGGATAGCATCGACTCGGTGGTGTATCGATTATCGGCCGCGTAGTTAATGACCGCGATGGGGATATTACAAAACATCGACTTTTTGTATACGTCCAGTAAATACGAGGTTTTACCGGAAAACATCGACCCTAAAATGAGCTCCAAGTAGCCGGGGCCTTCTTTGCGCGCGGACGCGGCGGCATCGGACGACGACGACGACGACGACGACGACTGTGACATTGGTGCTGTATAATAAACGAATTGAATATAATATCGGGGTATATACGCAAAACATTTCAATTATATACCGGTTGAATGATAATTCGGTTCGTTCGAACGGTTCGAATGAACGAACGACTGACCGAACGACCGAAACACACATAAAAGTATCCGTATATAAATATAAATATTTGATTGTCATGGAACAACACCTTGTCAATGAATCCATGCCCTGGGTTGAAAAGTATCGGCCCTCGTGCTTCGACGAAATCGTATTGGACCCCTATAACCGCATCATTTTATCGAATATTCTTAAAACGAACTATTTCCCGAATCTGCTCTTTTATGGACCGCCTGGCACGGGGAAAACAACGACGATTATCAATCTGGTGAACGCGTATCAGTCCAAACTAAATATGCGGAATCGCGGATTGATGATTCATTTAAACGCGTCGGATGAACGCGGTATCGATATTATCCGCAACCAAATCAATAGTTTTGTAAGCACCAAATCCATGTTTGGGAATGGGATTAAGTTTGTTATCTTGGATGAGGTGGATTATATGACGACCAACGCACAAATCGCACTGCGATACCTCCTGACGAGTTACACGGATAATAATGTGCGGTTTTGCCTGATTTGTAATTATGTATCGCGCATCGACGAGTCTCTTCAGACAGAATTCGTGCGTATGCGATTTAATCAACTGCCCGAAGGTGACATATTGTCGTTCCTTACGAAAATCCGCGACAGCGAACAATTGACATTAACTGATACGAATTTGGTTTCGATTCAGCGCCAATTCAATTCGGATATACGCAGTATGATAAATTATATGCAGACGAACCAGGACAATATTCGGCAAATCAATGTGATAACAAATGACATCTGGGAACGGATGACGGACCTCTTTATTGCGCCGGATAATACCGTCGGTGGCGGTGGCGACGGTAGACTCATCGAGTATTTCAGAGATGTCAGTATAAAGTATTGTGTCGAACCGCGCACTATTATCAAATTGTATTTTTACTATATTATTCGTAATCGCCCGGAATTTGTGAATCCTGAATTTTTGAGTAGCGTGGAACACATTATTCATTTACACAATATACGTAGTGAATACATCGTCCAATATTTCATATTGAATGTTCGCAAGTATTTTATGTCACGTCCGGTGGAGCCGGTGGCGGTGACGACGACGGTGTCGACGACGGTGGCGACGGATACGATTGTTAAGAAACGGATAATAAAGGTGAAAACGAAGGGCGATAAGCATTTAACGTCCGTTAAATTGAACTTAAATAACTCATCCCAATAGTAATACATTGTTACTTATTATGGATACATCACTCGACTCCGAATGGACCAAATTTATGGCGCGTCTGAGTCGTCAACAAAATTGCGAGGATTGCGATGACGAGGAGGAGGAAGAAGAAGAATCTCCTGGACCAATACGTGAACCTGTTACAATAATAAAGCCGAAAATTAGCGATATTGTGACGACATCGCATGCCGTTGTTAAACAAAAACGGTCGTGTATTTCAAAAAAACAACAGCGGAAGTCGTATTCATTTGTAGATGATTTGGCGGTGACAACGGGTGTGGTGGCGGTGACAACGGGTGCGGTGGCTGCGGCGTCGGCGCCGATTTCCGACGAAGGTTCGCACACTATCATTCGCGTTCCCGCATCAACACCTATTTACATTTCAACCAAAACGAAAATCGCGTATTTAAACAAACCGGTTGATATCTATAAACTGTTTTGGGATGTTCCTGTCCAGCATTATTATAAACGGCGCGAGGGTGTCATCAAAAAGCAAATCAAGTTTCAGACAACCGTTCCCGCCGTGGTTGCG